TCGGATCTTTAAGATCCTTTTGTATTTATGATTCTTTTCAGAATCAGTTTATATTTTACCACATCCTTTGGAAGAAAGCAAGTGAATTTTTGAATCTTTCTGTGAATCTCTGGCCACTGAACAGTATCAGAAATGTTCCTATTCCAATCTTTAAGGAATCCTAAAATATTATTCAGTATACACAAAGTTTCAATTTCTGTAACTTTCTGTAGATATAAATTTAATAATTCAGGATAATTTCCTCCCTTTACTAACAAAAGTTCATTTGGATTATTGATATTACCAAAAAGTTTCTCACAATCATTTTCAAAAACATAAGACATACTTTCTAATATTTTTCTATGTTTTGAATATGTTTCTTCTGCTTCTTCAGAAGTAAAATCTCCAATCCACTTAAAATCATTATCAATAATATTAAAGATGAATAGATATGTTAGTTCTTCTTCAGTATATTTTTTAGATAACTTTAGAAATACAAATCTATCTCTTCTTTTTTCAAATGATTTTATTGATACATTTGTTTTACCATTATATTTTATAAAATCATAATCAGATGTGAAATGAAGTTTAAGAGCATGATAAAGATTAAAACATTCAAAAGGAGTCATTAGAAAAGTGTTTTAACTTTTGTTTTCATCAAATTATTTTCCATTGCCTGAAACTCAATTTTTTCCTTTAGATTTTCATTGACAAGACTTGCTGCCATTTCAATTTCTAATCCAGTTTTTTCACAATAATCAAGAATTGCATCTAAAAAAGAAAGTCCGGTATTAGCAGCAAGACAATCAATGTCATAAGAAAATTTATTTTTTTCCTCTTTAGTAGCCATGATTAAAATTCATGTGCATCAGGATCAAATTCAATTTTATCTGTGGAGCAATTGCAATTACCGCAACAAGAATCCTCTTTAAAATTAATGTCTAAAGAATCAAAATAATATCCACATCCTCTTAGAAAAAGTTCAATATTTTCTAATACTCGCATAATATGTTCTTCTTCAAAGGAAGATACATGTGAAAATTTATTATCTTCATCATTACAGACTAGTGTAAATTTCATTTATTTCACCACAGTTTCATAGAGTTGTTGAAATTCTTCTGAAGTTGCAATTTCTTCATCATAATTTTGCTTGAAATATGTTCTTACAATTTTATTCACTAAACGTTTTGATAGATTTAATTCTTTACAAATAGATCCAATTGCTTCTTTAATATATTCACGTTCTCCTTGAATTCTGGTTAAAGAATTTGAGCATTCTCGAACTACATTAAAAAGTTTCTTTTGATCTTCTGGGTTTGAAAGAGACATAAAACTAGGTTCACTTACAGACATTTAACTTGCACCTTTACTTTTGTAAAAAATATGACCACCGATCTTTATTGATTTTTTCACGTTTTTCCATTTAGGTTTAACATAAGTTGCGTGAAAAAATAATGAACCATTTGTAACATCTTTTATTTCATGATGATTATGATAAAAATGTTCTGCCAGATTCATAATTTCATTATACTCCGAACCCTTGGGTCTTGTCAAGCGTTTTTTTCGTGTCCATGAGAACTGTCCGGGTTGATACACAACTTTACAAATATCATTCGGATACTTGCTGGATTTTGTTCGATTGAGTGTGACAAAAGCAACACCAAGTTGTCCTTTTAATGGTTCGCCTTTTGCTTCATGATATATGTTATCTGCTAAACACTTAATTTGTTTTTTATGATCTTTAGCAAATAAATTAATTGAATTTAATAATAGAAAAATAAACAGAATACCTGCTTTTATTTTCATAGGAGTTTCCTCTTAGGTTATTAAACTGGTCAATAAAACATGACCAGTTATTTCCCATCTAAGTGACTTCTATTATTTTGAAGCCTACAGATTTTTATGATTTATTTGAAATAAAATCGTTGAAAGTTTTTGCCTTTTCAATGATTTGGGTTTCAGTGGGAAATGGTGGAAATTTAGGTTGATTTGGAATTGTTAGATCCTTTAATTTTGCTTCATCACAATCCATATGCCACTTACTATTAATGATTTCTTTATCTTCATAATATTTGTTCATTAATAGATCTTGTGCCATTTTTAGAACTTCAAGACGAATTGCAAAAGGATTAGGATTATTATTTTCCATTAGTGCGTACCTCTGTGTTGTGTTAGTAAATTATGACCATAAGGCCATATAATATTTAGCGAAAAGATTTAAACCGTTTTGAATTTTTTCTTTATGTGTTTTAATACCCTCCGAATCAATTTCAAATGTATGTTTTGGTCCTTTTACCATTTCAAAAAATTCAGCATCCTTTTTGGAAACTTTATTACCATCTTTGTCTACTGGAATAGATTTCCAGTCATGTTTTCCAGAATAATAATCTGATTCCCAATCACGAAGTAATTCTGAAAATGACCAGATCATTTGTTCCAGAACATAATCCCAACGATCAAACCACTTATCATCTACATCATATTCTTCTTCATTAATTCTATGAAGTTCTACTGGAACATCTTCATTATCTACATTAGGAGCACCATGTTTAATCTCATGTAATTTCTTTAATGTAGGTAGAATAATATGTGCTAAAGTAGTATCAAGATTATAAACATCAGAATCATCAATTTTAATCTTGATTTTACGATGTTTAGATAATTGTTTGGGATATTTTCCAATTTTCACTTTCATAAAGTTTTAGTGGGGATTTCTCCCCACTTTCCATTAATTAAAAGTTAGCACGATATCCAACAGAGAAGACAGAAAATTCTTCATCACCAGACATGTATTGATAATTACCAACAATGCTATTTACAGAATCAATCTTGTATTCACCACCAAAAACTACAGAATTAGTCTGATAAAGATACTTGTCATCAAAAGAATCTCGATAACGATAACCAAGATTTACATTACCTTGACCGAAATCATAAAACATTCCGGGTTCAATAGAACCATAGGAAAAATCTTCAGTACCAACACCAGAAAGCCAATTCTGACCTAGAGCTAATCGTCCATAAATACCAAAATCATCATAAACTTTTGTAGATGGAGTTAAACCAATTTCTAGACGATTTTGATTTACATTCACATCATCAAATTCCTTAAATTCAGTAATACCATCTACAACTAGTCCATCAATAATCTTGGCACCTAGTTGAACACTATAGGCATTAGCATCAATTCCAGAAGAATCACCAACACCGTCATAATAGGAATAATTGATTCCTCCAAACGTACCATATTCAGCGGCAGCGAAAGAAGATACACTTAGAAGAAGGGCTGCTAAAGTTACTTTCTTCATTTTATTTTACCTCTTAAAGATATTAAAATTAAACATGTAAATTTTTTCAGGAAATTTACAAAACCCATTCAAAAGAATTCTTTAATTATATTGATTGACAAATTCAATTGCTTTTTCTAAATATTCTTCAGTTTCTTTTATAAAAATCTGTGGTTGATTATCTGAAACAGCAATAGCAATTACAATTTGTTTTGGAAATAATCCTGTTCTTTCCTGTAACATCTTTGCATATATAGATGCTTGATAAAAGTAATTAGTAATCCAAGATTCTTCTTTTCTTTTACCAGAAGTTTTATGATCAATAATAGATAATTCACCATCATATTCTGCAATAAGATCTACTCGACCAGCTAATCTTAATTCATCTGAATATAATGCTTTTTCTATTCCATAAATTTTTGTGACATTTTCATCCAAAAATGGTTTCATTCTCAGAAACATTTGTTTAATTTCTGGCATGATACCAGAAATCTCCATGTCTGTCAACTGATTTTTTAGATACTTTTCAATTAAATTGTGATATCTAGTTCCTTTTGTAGATGCAGTTCGAGAAATTTTATTTGCTTCCTCTTCACCTACTCTTTTTCGCCATTCAAGAATTGCTTGTTTATTTAGTTCTCCAAGAACTGTTGTCACAGATTTGTATTTATTTCCTTCTGGAGTCAAATAATATCTTTTTGAATTAACTGTTTCTGATAATAAATCAAAATTCAAAGAATCCAATGGAAAATGTTCAAAGTTTTTTAAAATCATGATTGTTTTGAACGTTTCCAGTGCTTATCTACAATTTGTTCAGTACGAACTTGTTTAATTGATTTACCACCAACTCTATTCGCTAATTCAGAAGATGGATGTGCTTCAGCAGTTTTTGCTAATACTTCTTTAAATCCATCTGGTACACGATTTTGTTTTGATGTGGAAATTCCAGAAACAATATTAGGAGGATTAATAATTTGTTTATATTCAGGATAATTTTTCTTGAAATCATCTAGTTCAGACATTTTCAAAAAAATTTCTACTTCTTGTTCTGTAATAGTATTGAAAAAATTATATGTGGGCATTAATTTAAAATCCAATCAGGAATTGGTCGATTTTTCCAAGAGTGTAAATGAATCTTTCCATACTTATAATAATTTCGATATGATTGTAAAGAATCATTGACAACAATATATTGATTATCCATTGCAGGCGTTGGTTCTGTAAAAGGTTTCCATGCAATATTTTTAGGAGCAATTCCTAGATACGGAATTAATTTAGTACATGCATGAGTCTTGGAATATCTATATGTATATTCTGCAAGTAGTTCAAGAAATAATCTATAAGTCCAATAATAATTTTGTTGACTTTCTCGACACCACTTTACTGATGGATGATTATAATGTGTTGCTAAGTATAAATTATTTTCACGTTCATCTAAAAGTTTCCATCTTTTAATTCTACGTCCTGAAGAAGAATCAATATATTCTTTTCCATCAAGAATACGATGTGTTGTAGATAAAATTTGTGCTAATTCGACAGGCATTTTTGTGATATGAGAATCTACATGAAATTGAGCACAATTTTTTGGAACTGAATCAAGATAAAAGATATTCATGAATTACAAAGCATCATAAGTATTACAAAAATCGAAAAAATCATTCCAAGTTCCAACAAAAAGTGTGTTGGAAGAATCGGTGACTGCTACTGTATCTCTATAAACATGATACACATAATCATGGGGAGTGTCAATGACATGAGGATTGATCATGTAAATGTCACCAACTTCTTGTTTAAATTTTGCAATAAGTTGTGCTGCAAGACAATCCATTCCGTTAGCTGTTTCAAATAATTTTTGATTATTATTAATTCCATTAACAATATGAATTTTATTTAAGAAAATTGCTAAATCTAATCCATAATCACTTGGATATCCATCAAAATGCTTATAAAAAGCAGTAATGATCATATCCTCATCATCATATACATATGTAACTGCGTGTGTACCCATGATTTTATTGACTCAACTGTTCTCTTTTACAATAATCTTTAAATGTTACTGAAGGAATGTTAGAATGGTCAGGACGACGATATAAATTTACTAATGGACTTTTGGTTTTCATTCTATAATCATCAGGATTGGATTTTCTAGAACGTTTTACTTTACCTGAAAATGAACTGGTATTAACAATCATGAAACAATCTCTAGTTACTTAATGTACAAGTACTATATCACAAAGAAACATCCCTGTCAAGCACGATCATTCGTTCAATAGAATTTGTTCTGTAGTATACTGATTAGTATTATTTTCAAATTGCTTATTATTTTTCTTTTTATCTTTCTCGATCTTGGATTCTAATTCCTTAATGCGATTTTCAAGATAGTTTGTATAAGATTCTTTCTCTTCACTCATGTTTCTAATCTCTCTTTTTCTTGTCTAATTAATCTATAATTAACTTTATCGTTTCGTTTTTTTGACTTTTCAAAATTATCTTCCGAAAATTCTTTAAACTTTCTTGGCGACTTTAATTTTTGCAGTCGCACAGAATTCTTACCGCCAGAAAACATTTATTTTAATTATCCTCAAAGAAGACCAGGAAATACTTCGTTAATAATTTCTTCATTAAGATTAGGAATCTTTAATTGCTTAGTCATTGCCTTAACTAAAAGATCTGCTTCATCTTTATGAAGTGATTCTAAAACTACTGTTAAAAGTTCTTGTTGTTTTTTAACATTTAAACCCTTTGGTTTTGCAGGATGATTCTTAACAAAACGATAAAGTTTGTTAATTTCATTTTCCAATAATGTCCAATTAAGACCTTCTGGTTCTGGTGCAGGACGATATTTTGGAATTGGAGTTTCAAAAACAACTCTAGGAGAATATGCTGCTTGCAAAAAAGATTTAAATCGTGGATCTCCATATTGATGCAATAAAGAAATCACTTGTTGTTTAGTAGAACATTTTGAAATATTTTGTATCATTTCATGAAACATTAAATGCATTATAGAATTCCTCAAAAATCATTAAGATCAGAAATTAGATTTTTTAAATTATATTTAATCATGTAGTTCATAAAAATCTGTTTAGATTTACCATGTGTATTTTCATAGGTATTTAGTATATTTTCTTTTATCTCTGAAGGAATTTTACTAAAATCAATTAATGTTTGATTGCGATGATAATTACGTAACATTTCTTCATTACAAAATTCTTCTGGTGATTGATTCAACCAATTTACTAATTTAGATTCTAAAATTGGTTTTTGTCTAATTCCTTCCACGAAAACATTATCGGCAGATAGAATTGATGGAATTCCATCTGACTTTTCTCCACGAATGATCTTTTGCTTCAGTTCTAATTCAGGATTCTTCTCTTTAATAAATTTCTTTTGCATCGGAGCATATTGATCAACATTAGAATATTTCTGTAGTTGACAAAAGTCTCGATCTGAAGAAAGAATAAGAATCTTTTGAAATGGGGCAAACTTTTCAGTTAATGTTGCAATAATATCGTCTGCTTCAGCACCATCAACATCTAGAACCTTATAAGGACAATACTCCTTAAATTCTTCACGAATAATCTTCAATGCTTCAAAAATTGCATCCCAATCATATCCAGAAGAATCCCGAGATTTTTTTCGACCACACTTATAATTAGAAAAATATTTCTTTCGCCAATAATTACGATTATCTAATGCTAAAACTATTTCAGGTCCATATTCAGACTTAAACTTTTTGACATAGATTCTAATAATGTTCAAAATCATATGTCGAACTAAAGTAATATCTATTATCTGATTTCTAGTCGCACCAATCTGTTCAAAAAGTGCTGCTAGAAAAATTTGATTAATATCAAAAAGTATCATTTAAAATTCTCATTTGATTACACGAAGTAAAATTGTATCACTTCCAATTCTACCTGTCAAGACATTTTCCTTTGTCGATATTTTACTCATGAAAGTTCTTAAACCAACCTTAGTTGCTTTCAATAACTCTGGAATCGTTACTGATGGATTTCTAATCACTTTTTGTACACTTTTAGTTTCATCAAAATTTTTCAAAGTGGTTCCTAACACAGAAAATCCTGAAGCATCTATTGCATGGTAAACACCAATCTTTTTATATTTAGTATTATAAATCCAAAGTTGAGTAGCACCTAAAATGCTCTTGGGATCAACAGATTTCAAATTCAATTCAGTAAATTCATTACAATAATTTAACTTTGACAGAATTTGTTCTGGTGTCTTTTTCTTTATTGCTCTAGGTTTTCTAACAATAGTCTTTTTAGTTTCATTCGTAAGTTTTAAACAATCTAAAATAATTTGATCAAAAAATTTAATGATCTTTTTAATTTGTAATTGTGAAAAATTAGAATATCCTTCTTTTAATTGAATATCAGAAGTTGTTAAAATCTCATCATACTCTTTTCGACGATTCTTAAAGTGTTCAATAATATCTTTAGTTTGTTTAATTTCTAATGAACTTAAAATCGAATAAGGAATTGGAACTAATTTGAATTTAGAATCAACATATTCATCAAACATTCCTTCTAATTCAGCAATACAATCATTAGTTTTTTCTCTAATTCTATCCTGAATATTAGGTTTTGTGGGTGAATTTTCCGTTATATTTAACGGTTTTTCTTTAATAGATTTGATTTTTTCAATTTGGGTTTCAAACCATTTTGAATCTTTTTCGGAAAGAATTCCACCATTGGTCACGATTCTACAAAGAAAACCAAAAGTAGGAATTATATTTTTGATGGGTTTGGTATATTTTAATTTTGTTTTAAAATACCGTTCAGCATAATCTTCTGCATCTTTACTGGTACGATTAGAAGCATACCAATTAAGAGACTTGATAAGATCCATTTTAGAAAGTTCTGTTACAGATCCAACAAATTTTGGTTCCTTACCAGAAAATAATTCATTGGCATCAGTTAAACGAGTCATGTGTGTTTTCCTGTTCTTGTACTAAAGTTAAACTATAAAGGAAAACTTGTGAGTTGTCAAGAGAAAAATAAACCTCAGGATCACTGGGGTTCTTTTACTTACTCAGAAACTTGTGTCGTTTCTGGTTTACTTACTGTAACATTTTCTGTTCTGTTAGATTCAATATTTACAGTAACAAGAGTAGCAACAAGAGCAATAATACCAACTAAACCAAACATTTTATGTACCTCCAATATTAGTATGTTATTATATAGTAACATAAAATATTATGGTTGTCAAGAAAAATTTACCCTCGGAGGGACTCAAACCCCCACTTGACGGAGTAGAAATCCGTAGTCTTATTCAATTAAACGACGAGGGTTTATTTTTACCTATTTTGTCTAAATTGTGCCATTCTTGCATCACGATATGCTTCTGCAACATTAGTGCTAAAACCATGATCTCTAGCAACAATATGTTTAGATCCATTAGGATGTTCAAAAACACCTAAGTTTCTTTTTTGACGATAATCATGTGGAGGATGACCAGTAGTTCTATGATAATCCAAAAATTTTTGCACTAAAGGATGTTGTTCTACTTTATCTAATTGCGATTCACGTCTTGGACTTTCTTCCCAATATCGTCCAACATTTCGTTGATAATCTCTTTCAAGAGTATCACAAAAATCTTTATGTGTAATTCCTTTTGGGAAATTCGGATGTTTTGTAAGTTCTTGAAATTCACCAGTTCCAATATCTCTTGAATGTCCTACTTGAGAATATTCATGTCTCATATCATCATGATCAATTAGAGGAGGAAAAATACCTCTATCTTCATTAGATTCATAATTTCCCGGAGCATTCTCAGTTAAAATTCGATAATTTTTATTTACAAAATAATCAGAATTTTCTGCTTCGTTCTGCATTGCACCCAAAAATAAATTATTATGTCTATGTGCTTCGTGATGTTTATCTAATTGTGCTCTAATAGCAACTTTAGTACCAATCTTAATATTAGCAGGTTTTCCATCTAGCATAATATTTTTAGGTTCATCATGAAGAAGATATGCCCTACTTGAACCTTTAGGCATATTTCCTTCTAAACCAGTCCTTTCACCTCTATTAACCAATTCTTTAATTTTATTCGCTAATAAGTTTTGCTTTGGTCTATAAAAGGTTCCTTTTGAAGCAGCAATTTCTTGTAACTCTGGATGTAACTCTTCAAAAATTAAATTTTCAATAAAATCTTTAAATGATGCCAACATAAATAGATACCTGTTTTTTAATTCTATTTATCAATTTAATGGCATAAGAATTAAAATTACTCGATCTGTTTTAAATGCTAAAATTCCAATATCATCTTTAGAAAAGATTGGTTGTGGATACTTATCACCCGTTAATTCTGTAAAAATTTCTGCTAATTTAGCAACCAATTTCCATTGAAAATTTCTATTCTTTGAATTAGATTTTTCAAACTCTTTTGGAATAACTTTATCAATATCAGGATACGTTCCCTCACCCACATTAAAAGGTAATGAAACTCCTCCACCTTTTAATGAATAAGTCTTATCTGCAATATGTTCAATTACTAATAATGATTCTGAAAATCTCTTTGGAACCATCTTAGACCAAATTTTAATAGTTTCAAATGGAATTAATAGATTTTCTTTTACTCCAGTATCACAAAAAACTTTACAAAGATGAATTCCGTCAGATGCACAAATAAAATTTGGTGTTACATAAACATTATTTAAATATGTTCTAGTATCAAACGTAATTATTTTAGAAACTGCAATTAATTCTTTTGAACTAAGTTGAATATTTGTTTCCATCAAATTCCTTCCCAAACGGTCAATTCTTTTCTTTCCACATCCCAATACCAGATAAATGAAAAAATATAATCTGATAAAAGATTTAGAAAAGGTTGAAGATTAAATATCACATTTTCTTTACCAATAAATTCAATATATTCACAATAAACAAGTTCTGCTTCTCGAATTTTTGCTCTTAATTGCATTAAACTTTGATTTCCAGGATTAGTTCTAATAAATCCAGTAAGTGGAGGTAAATTTTCAATCAGTTCTTTACTTTTATATGAAATATATTCATAATATTCTTCAAGTTTCTTTTGATAATCTTTGTTATTCGGATTATTTGCAAGAGCACCAAGAACAAATAGATAATTTTGAATTTCTCCAGAAACAGTTAATGCTTGACAAGAATCAAGTAATCCCATAAATTTAACTAATGGATTAGTTTTAGAAATAACTTTTCCACCAACCTTAGTATTTCCAGAATCACCAAATCCAGTATGAACAATGGTAATGATTTTTTGTGGTTTTTTAGACATAATCAAAAATTCTTTTTAATTGTTTCACCATAACAAGCCAAATATCCAATTGCATCTGTAATTGAATCATGGTGTGTTGGGCTTTGTGTTAATCGAGCAATTTTCATTAAATTCATCATTAAAGCAACATCTGAAGATGATACTTGAATATTATATTTATTTTTTAGATAAACTGACCAATAATCTGCAATTACTTGAAAAGCATCTTCTGGTTCACCATAGGTATTGTTACGATCTTTTGTAACAATATTTTTGGCAGTTTCTAAAAGTTCTTCTCTGGAATATTTAGAAAAATCTGGTAAATCGGATTGTGTTGGTGGTGGTTGATAAACAGCCATGATTTAACCCTATAAAAATAATTAATGGCCCAGCTAGAAATCGAATCTAGATCAACCCGTTATGAGCGGGACGCATTTACCAATATGCTACTAGGCCACAGAAAACTTAAATTTCATACCTTGAAATCATTACAGTTTCTAACATAATGTTTTCTGGTGAAATATTCTCAAGATTATTTCCTAGAACACTCTTGAGAATTGCAGGACTGAAACCTGAAATTAAAGCAACACCAGATTCATCAAATTTTGCTGGACAATTTGAATATGCATTTAGATTCCAAAATACAATTACTGGAACTTCATATCCAGATTGTGCATATTTTGCACGAATCATTTCCATTGCAGTTTGATTAAAATCTGTTGCTTCATCAAATTGCATATCTGATAAAACCAAAAGAACCTTTGGCATTTCTTCAGAAGAAACTTTACCAGTTACAGCAACATTCAGAATCTTTTCCAGTGCTTTTTCTAGATCAGTATTCATTGCCCAATGAGAAGAAACCATTTGATCAATTTTTTGATTAATGTTTCCTTTCAAATGAACTAATTCAGGAGTTCTAGAGAATGTTAGAAAAACATCCTTAAAAGGTCCAGTATTTTTATCTGCAACATACAGACCTAAAGATACAGCAATATCTAAACAACATAGTGATGATTTACCACCATTTACTAGACAAGACATAGATCCAGAAACATCTACTAATGGAAGAACAGATGCTTCACCAACATAATTTGGAAGAGCATTCCATTGTTGTTCAATAACAGTTAATTCAGTTTCTGACCATTCTAATTTTCCATAAAAACCAATTTTTCCACGAAGAACATCATGAGGAAAAACTGCATCTGCATTGATTTTTGCAGTTCCATTCTGAAGATTCTTTGCATATTCTTTATATTGTTCTGGAGCATTTTTCAGAAATGCTTTTTTATTTCTCGCATGACAAAGAGAAGGTACATGAGAAAAATTAATTTCCTCAAATTTCTTTGCACACATTAGTTGTTCTGTAGTATTAGAACCAGCAACAATGAATTTACGATAATCTTTTGCAGAAAGACCAAGAAAATTACGAAATTCTACATAATCTTTTCTATTAGAAGACTTTTCACGAGGACAATATTTGAATGCTAAACCATTGCTATCATTCAGATATTTTCTATAAATTTCAAAAGCAATTTTTCGCATGTTCTTGGTTTGAACTGCAAAAAGATCATCAAAACGACCAATTTCAGGAATCTTATGTAGAAGTTTTACACAAGATTCTGAATCAGTATTTTCTAGATATTGAAGAATATTACGAAAAAGTTCACGTTCTCCTGCACCACCACGAACATCACGAAGCCATTGAGCAATTCTCAATGCAATTTCATTATTTTCTACGTATGCAGAAACAAAAGTAGGAATAATATCTTGTCCGCGCATTGCTCCAGATTTATAAAAGAAATCTACACAAGCAGAACCAGAATTTTGACGAGCAACCATACCATTTTCGGTAGTGGTCATTTGATTTTCAATTGCAGATACAAAAGTGTTCATAATACACTCCAAGTAAACAGAATAATGTTTTATACCAGTTATGTTGCGGAAATTATTCTTAAACAGATTACGATTAGTAAT